AAGAATGTTGAGATTCTGAGCGATCGTCGAGAACAAGTCGGCGTAGAAGCTCATCGCCTCGTTGCGGCTCATCCGGTCGATGGTCCTGATGAACCGATGGCGGACGAGTCCCTGAGACACTCCGAGCCGCTTCGCAGCCTCACTCTGGCAGGTCGTTTCGTACAGATAGACCATGATGTCGATGTCCATCGGGTCCGAGAGAAACCTCCCGAGATCCCGCTTCATATCGTGGCGGTCCACGTGGGGAAGCTGGAGGAGGAACTTGATGCGGTTGATGGCGCGCTGGAGCCGGTAGCAGACCGTGGGCTGACTCACCCCGAAAATGGAAGCGATGTCGGTCTGCTTGAGGTGCCGAAAGAAGTAGAGGTCTACGAAGTCATATTCGATCGGCGGAAGCGACTCCATGATCTCCTTCACCTTGGAGATCATCTTCGCGTCGTCCGCGTCCGGAGAGCTGAAGATCGAGCTGAACAACCAGGTGTTCGACTCGTTGGAGAGCGTCTGCTCTAGCGTCTGGGAGTCGGATAGCCGATTCTGATTCACAGATCCTCCTCCTCGTACAGATCCGCCTCGTCCAGCGGAACAGAATCCGGGAAATCCCGATCTTCGGACGCTTCCTCTTCCGAGTCTAGATTAGAGTCAAGGGCGACGAAAGGTATCCAAGCAATCACGTCGATAGACCGCAGGGTGATGCGAACCGCCGCTCGGTCCGAGTTGAGGTCTATTATGTCCCCCTCTAGGCGAGCGTAGTTCCCCCCGACGACCCGGACCCGGACCCCGACCTCTAGGCTGGAGGAGGTAGAGGCGCGGAGCTGCTGTCGCAGCGTCTCGATGCGGGAGTCGGGAACGCAATGTATGACCCGGATCCCGTGGACCCCGCGAGACGAGATAACCTGAGCTACCAGGTTCCCCTTCTCCAGAGCGAAGTACCGCGTCTCCGGCAACCCGGAAGCGACGAAGGCGTACCCCTCGATTAGACGAACGGATACGCGCCGACCCCCCTTTTCGTAGGAGGTGTACGGAACGAACAGGGGGTAGGAAGCCTCTACCCCCAGCTCGGTTCGCAACGCTTTCGCGAGCGTACCCTCGACCGCCTTGTCCTCACCCACTTTGGTGAGTTCCAGGGTCGCCCACGTCATCGCGTCTCTGTCGTCCGCTTGATTCACTTGATCCCGTAAGCTCCGAGGCTCGCATCTTTACGAGCCGGAAGAACTCCAGAGGTCGAAGCTCAAGGGGAGAAGGAACAGAGGGCGCGGGGGCGGGGGTAGTTGCATCGTCCTTCCTCACAGCGCGAGGATGGACGTAAACGTCGTCCACCATCTTCGGCTTGTCGTTAGGGGATGCGTCTACCTTACCTGACTTCGGGGGAGGAGCAGGAACGGAGGGTTCCGAGGCGCGGAGTTGAGGCCGGTTTAGGTCGCGATGCAGCGAGGCTACGTCGCAAAGCAGCATCGAAGCCGTCGGTCGCCCCGGCCTAGACGAAAACCTATCGGCAAAGAAAAGAAAATCGTCGGCCTGTCCCGAGTCCAGCGCGACCTGACCCATGTAGCCGGGGAAGTTAGTTATCCCGAGCGATACCTTGTAGGAGGTCATCGACAGGTCCGAGAGCTTCTCGTACAGGATCGAGGGCGAGCTTCGCTTCGTTAGATCGTCGGCCTGCTTCAGCGCCACAGAGAGGTCCGAACGGATCGATCTCAAAAGGCTCAGACACTCGGCGTTCAAGTCGAGGTGGAGGTACTTGGCGACGTTCTCGCGGGAGACGGGGCCGAGCATCGACACGCCCTCGACCGCCTTGAGAGCATCCCGAATGTGGCACTCGGTTAGCTCGCCGATGAGCGTGAGGGCGTCCCGCTCGTAGGCGATGCCTTCGGCGTCGCAAATCTGTGCGAGGCGGGAGCCGACCTGTTCCGGGAGGACGGGCTTGATGACGAACGCTGGGGCGCACCGGGAGAGGATAGTCGCCCGCATCTTCTCGGGCTCCGTCGTGCAGAAGATGCACACGAGGGACTTATCCTCGCCGCCGGGGACCGTGTCCTCCATCGGCTTGAGGAGCGCATCGAGAGCGTCGAGCGTGAGCCGGTGGGACTCGTCGAACAAGTAGAGCCGCCGCTTGCCGGAGAAGGTGCTGTACTGAATCTCCTCAATGATCTTGCGAACGGAGTCCTTGCCGCTGTTGGTGGCGGCGTCGATCTCAAAGAAGTTCTCGGAGGAACCCCCCTCTAGGATCGACCGGCACGATGGACACGCATCGCACGGCCCCCCGTCTACCGGGGTGGCGCACAAGAGCGACCTCGCGAGGATGCGTCCGAGCGTCGTCTTGCCGGAGCCCCACGGACCCGCGAACAGGTAGCTCTGGTAGAACCCTGCGCCCGACCGGACGTATTGGCGGAGGATCTGAACGGTGCCGTCTTGGCCGAGCACGTCAGCGTAGGCGCGGGGGCGATACTTCGTGTCGAGGCTCACGACTACCTTTACCCCTTCAATAGCGAAGGGGCGACGGGTTTCCCGCGTCGCCCCTTCTTTCTAGCTGAGAAGGTGCTCAGCCCTTCTTCTGGACGAACTCATACAAGCTCTCCGCAGCGGCCTTGATGTCATCAATCGACGGGGCCGGGAGGTGCTTCGGAGGGCGGTTCTCCAGCGAAGCCGTTTGCATCTCGCTGTCGCGAGCGGCGTGCCACTGCTCATAGAGCATATCCTTGGCCTCAGACAGCAGCGCGTGGCGGATTTCGTAACCGGACGTACCCATGACGTACCTCGTGTGTGAATGGAACCCGTGTGTGAACGCCCCGTGGTTCCGTGCCGGGGCTAGAGGACTATACCGTCAATCCTCGTCCTTCGCCTTGCCCTTGATCATCTCCTCCACGTCCATCGACGCGCCGGACTCCTGCTGGGGGCGGGGTCGCCAATCGCCGTGGCGGTTCAACTCGTCCCAATAGAACGCGATGTCCGGGGCGGCAATCGAGCACTTGATCTCGCCCGATACAGCGTCCTCTTCGACTTTGCATCCGCACAAGAGGTGATCGAGCAGCGCCGACTGCTGCGGGTTGGAAAGCAGCTTCCACTCGTCAGCGGCGATCTCCAAGATGAACTTGTAGTTGCTCTTCGTGAACGCATTGAGGAGCGGCGGGGCCTTCTTGCTCGTGCCGAGCGTCACCTGACCACCGCGCTTCGACGCCTTGCCCCGGAAGATGATGGCGATCTCATCATCCACGATGGCGAGGGTCGGGTGGTGGTTGGCGATCAACCGAAGCATCTCGTCGCGAACGTCTTTTCCGGCCTCCCACAGATCGGTGCTCATCAGTCTTCTCCTAGAAAAACTCGCCTCAGCTTCTTCGACCCGCCAGAGGACCAGACCTCACCGGGATCTTTGCCGACGTAGCGATAGTCCGCAGACCTTACGCCCCGGCGCTTCAATAGGTCGAGCGCCCCTCGGCGGTACTTGCCGGTGTTGGGGTCCTGCCATCCGAGCGTCGCCCGCCGTCCGGCCTCATCGTTGTCGTAGACCATATAGACGACGTTCTCGCATAGGCGGGCGAGGAAGTCCGCGTTGCGAACCGACAACCCTGCCCGGAGCGTAGCGACCACGGCGTCAGTCGGAGGCGCGACCATCTCTAGGGCGAACAAGTCGAACACACCCTCAGCAACCCAAACGGAGCCGCCCGCCCATAGCTTCTCGGCGGCATAAGGAGCGCCGATGAGCACGGGGCACCAATCAGCCTCCGGGGTACGGAACTCCGTGACCCTCTTCTCAAAGCGCGAGCGGGCCTCAAACCCAACGAGCAACCCCGACGGCGACCGCAACGGGATGAAAAGCATCCCGGCGAGCGCCTCCCCTCGGGGTCCGTACCGAGCGTTGAACGCAGAGTTGGGCGACGGGTCAGGGGCGGGTTCCCACTCTCGGATACCAAGCCGCTCGATCCCCTCGGGCGTACCGGCTCGCCCTAGTAGGTAGCCCTCGGCGTCTTCCGAGAGCGTGAGCCGGGGTAGGTGCGCCTCTAGCCAGCGGACGATAGAGGAGGGTTCCACGGTCCGAGAACCGCTACCGTCCTGCTGGGATTGTGCAGCACCACGCTCCATTTGCTCCCTAGCTTCGCTAGTACGCCTAGATACGCCTTGTCCTTCGGAATGAGCACGGCGCACCCCTCGGGTATCCAATCCCGCACCTCGCCCGGAACCGGCAAGGACTCCCCGACGAGCAACTCGGCGTCCTTCACGTCGAAGTAAGCGAGGTACTCACGGGCCTTCTCGACGCCCTCGGGCGTGCAAGGGAACCCGTTGCCCCACTTGCGGAGGTCGCCCTCGCGAGCCACCTCGCGCACGAGGTCGATATTGATAGGGGGCACTTCCCCGTCACGGATCGCCGCCCGGATGAACCCGCCGCGAGCCGAGTCGATCCAGATCCACTTCTTCATCCCCAACACGAGGTACGGGCTCGACTCCGATGAGACGGGCACCTCGATCATCAGCCCCGGCTTCCGGGAGCCGAAGTCTACCTCGACCCACAGGTCAGCCACGACGCATCACCTCTAGCATCGCCTCGACCCGCCTCTGAACGTAGAGGAGCGCCGACACAAGGAGGAGCTTCCAAGTCGGCGGTCGGAACGGAGCCAAGCTCCGCGCTAGCTCTTCCTCATCGTCCTCGGAGTCGTCCTCGGGATCCTCTACGCCGGACTCCTCGGGGGGTGGGGCGGGAGGCTCAGGAGCCGGATCGGGAGGCGGGGGATCCTCGGGAGCCGGGGGTTCGACCGGAGGCGGGGGAGGCTCCTCGGAGGGCTCCTCGTCAGTGAGCGGGGCGGGCGGGGGGACCTCCTCGTTCAAGACCCACATGAGAGCCGCCATGTCCGGGTACCTATCTGCGATCTCAGGGAGGCTCGCCCCGTCGAGAAAGCCGTCGAACCCCTCGCGCAGCATCTCCTTCGTCCGGGCGCAAGCGAAGAGCGGGCACTTGGCGGCACGGGCGTCGCCCCCGTACCGCTCATCGCACGGGGAACCCTCCCACGTCCCCGGCGAATCAGCCCCCTTCATGCAAACGTGTAGAGCGCCCGCTGGACCTCGGACGGTCCCGTTGTGAACGCAGTTCTGCGGGCGACGGGACAACCCGCCACGGATTTCTCGCTTCAAGTGGCGGAAGCGCACCTGAACGAGCTTGTGGCGGACTTGTCCCTCGGGCTTCATTCCATTAGCTCTTCGTAAGAGAACGAAGACCCTAGCGCGTCCCGGACTCCGACGGAATCCTCCGACCAACCGATGATACGGTTGGTCAACACATGGACGTGAGACGGTACGCGAAGCCCCGCGAGTACGAAGTCGATCCCCTTCTGGGTCGGTCTCCACAAGCCGGAGTTCTTCTTGTTAGAGTCCTCGTTGCCCTTCGTCTCAGCTAGTCCCCAAAAGGCGACGCAGGGGTAGTCCCGACCGTCGAACTCACAGTCCTTGAAGTTGATCCAGGAATGCCGACCCCTCGACAGGTGAATCCGGACGAGCGAGCACAGGAACCGGACCATGTTCGCGTTGAGCTTGCGCTTGTAAACCTTGACGAGCTGGTCGCAGCAGGGACAGACGACGCCCTTGTCGGCGTTTGCCGATACGAACGCCCGGACCTTCCCGACCGAATCGAAATCCGGAGCCGGGGCTCCGGCCTCGGAGGGTAGGAGCTTCGCGGGCTTCGGCTCCTCGGGGGGTTCTGCGTTCTCGGGATCAGCGAAAAACCAATCGTCCATCGTCCAATCTCGGCTCATCGTATCCTCTGGAATGTCGAAAAGCCCCGGTCGCGCTTGATCCGGTACGCCCGATCCGCAGCGTCAACGAGGGCGGGATTATGTGTAACCAACAGAATATCAACGCCCATCTTCCGGCACAGCGTCTTGAGGAACGCCGACATGTTGAGGACGTACCGTTCGTCGAAAGCGGGCAGGCTCTCGTCGAGAAACAAGACGGGGCGCAACCCCCGTCGAACAATCAAAGCGAGTCGGAGCAGGACCGATTGCACGGTGCTGACGGCCCCGCCGAACCCCTCTAGGCTGACCCCCTCGATGACAGTCCCGTCCTCCTTGGTCTGGGAGGTGACGAGCGTCACGTTCACTTTTCCGCGAGACACCTCTACGTCGGCGCGGACGTTGATGTCCTGGTCATCGAAGACCGCCCGGACGCCCTCGCTCTGGAGCGTCTCGATGGCCTTGACGCCCTCGGTGATCTCCTGGTCGATTAGCTTCCGGAAAAGCGCCGCGACGAGATCCAGAAGGTCGATGCGTTCCTGCAACGCCTCGACGGAGGCGCGAGATTCCTCTAGCGCCGACAGCGCGGCGTCCCGTCTCCCGAGAGAGCGAGACGCCGCTTCCGTCAGGGACTTCAGGCGACCTTCATCCATGCGACCGTCGTGAGGTAGGTATCCGACCCGCGCACGTCGCGGAAACGGACCCAACCGCCCTTACCCTTCTTGGAGACCGAGAAGCGGACGGTGTCGCTGGAGTGACCCTCCAGAACCTTGGAGATGTAGACGTGGGAGATCGGGAAGCCGCCGTCCGGGAGGTCCGGAACGTCGTCAGACTTCTTCCCTTCGCCGAGCGTCTTGAGGCTGAGGGAGATCGGCTTCCCCTGAGCGGAAGCCATCGAGAGGAACACCTCTCCAGCCTTCGTCGATCCCATACGGAGGAGAGTGTCATCCCATCGAGCCCCTGCCGCCAGGAACCGAATCGAAGCGAGAACGTCGCTCTTCGGGAGGTCCCACCAGTAGTCGTCCTCGACCGTCCAATCGACGGCGATGTCCGGAAAACGGCTCCCGAACTTCGACTCCCCGTACACGGCTCCGTCTGACCCCTTGAAGAACAGGGCGCGATCCGACTCCAGAACCTCGACCTCGGTTTCCTTACACGAGGCGAGGAACGAGGAGGCGGAACCGAGATCCTTGCCAAACACCCGGATAGACGATCCCTCCATCCCGGCGATCTTGCTGAGAGCGACGGCCATCTGATCCGTCGAGTAGAGGCACCCGCCCCGGAACTCTGCCACGCACAGGTGGGGAGCCTTCTGCTCCTGATCGTAGACGAATGACTTGGCGTGATTCAGCGCGTCGTGGAGCCGGTTCGCCGGAATGGTCGCGGTCTTGGTCGCCCCTGCGAGAACCTCGTCCCAGTACGGGAACAGGTCGGGGTCGAGACTGGCAAAGACGTTCTTGCCGCGACCCGTCGAGACGAGGATCTCATTCGACTCGCCCGACGTAATCGTCAGGGTCGAATCGTCCGAGAGCGCCTCCATCAGATAGGCGATGCGCTTGGCCTCCACGGTGAACGACTTGCCCGCCTCTTCAACAGTCGCCACGACCGGACACGAAGAGAACGTGCGCCCCGAATAGGACAGAACCTCTACCTTCCCGTCCTTCGGTCGGAAGAGGTAGTGGGTCGAAATGTCCCCGCCTCCGGGGGCGACGGTGTTGGATACGATCTTGAGAGTAGCGTCCAGGTCGCGCTTGGCCAGCAGAATCTTCATGTTACCTCACGTCAGAGATACGGTTTCAAAGCCTTTTCGGCAGAGTCGAGCTTGGTCTCGAACTGACGAAGAGAAGTCTCAATGGTGGATTCCAGCTTGGAAATCGTGTCGTCCAGCGTATCCGGGTCGAGATTCTTCGCTCGACACTCCTCGCGAACGGACTCCAGAGCCCTCTCCGATTCCTCTAGGCGACCTAGTAGGCGCTGGTGACGGGTTGCTAGCTCGTCCCGACGCTTCGCCGCCGCGTCGATGCGCGTCTTGAAGTCGCTCATGGATCTCCTTTACGCCTTCGGCTTACCGAAACCGTCCCCTAGACCGAACTCGACCATTCCGCCGGAGGACTCGATGACCGACTCGGCTTCGGACTTCGGGCGCTTCGTGCGAACCTGTACCGTCGATTTACGGGCGTCGCACACGTTCTGGTAGTCGCAGAACCGGCACGCCTTCGACGAGGGGGTCGCGTCGAAGTGCTCCTTCACGATGGCCTTGTACGTCTCTTGGGCGCGGTGGGCGACGACCTTGAGGTCGTCCTTCTGGAACGGGATGTCCACCAGCCCCGTCCACTCAGACGGGTCGCCCTCGTGTTCCTTCGGAGGGGAGCCTTCGGGATACCGGAAGTAGATGAACGCGAGCTTCGACGGGAGCGTGTGGTAGGCGAGGTAGAAACAGAGCGCGTACCACCGGAGTTGGTCGGGGTTCGTGTACTTGCCGGGGTTGAGCGAGTTCTTGCCGTCGTAGATGGAGAGCCCCGCGTCGTCCCGCCGGATGATGAGATCCGGTCGCCCCGCGATGGGTACGTTCCCGTCGAGCATCGTAGACAGATCCACCTCGGCCTTCGCGTAAGGGCCGAGCAGACGGTTGCGCTTCATCGTCTTGAGGTAGCCGAGCACCCCGTCGATACACACCTGAAGCATCGCCTCCCGCGAGGGGGCCTCGTTCCAAAGGGGGTCTTTTCCCTCGGCGGCGTGCTTGAGGAACCTACGGGGAGACTCTAGGGCGAACTCCTTATGAACGATCTGGGTGAGGTTGTCCGCCAAGCTCGCAGGCTCGCGCCAAAGCTCGTCGTTGTAGAGCCGCTCCATCGTCGCGGCGATAACCGTCCCCATGAGCGCGTGATGCTCGCTGGATTGCTCCTCGACGGGAACCGGCTTGGAGCGACCGGGACCGCCTCCTACGTCGATGGTGCCGTAGCCTCTCGACCAGAGGAACTTCTGCGGGCACTCCTCGTAGGACTCGATGTTGCTCCAATAGAGCTTGAAGGGGCGGGCCATCCCAAGACTTTACCGTCCGCCCGCCTTTTCGACGTAGAGAACCGCCTGTTCTTTCACCTCGTCAGGTACGCCGGGGAGGTTGCGAATCGCGTCCCGAAGCGAGGTCTGAGACGAGGGGGAGAGCACCGCTTGGAGGTGGTCCACGAACTCCTCCGTCATCGACGCCCGGAGGTCGGTTTGGTCCTTCGCCACGAGGTCGAACACCTCGGAAGCGGGGGCGTGGCGGAGCGGAATCTTCGTCGCCTCGACTCCCTCGGGGGAGAAGTCGATCCGAGCGACTGACGGGATACGGGTGAGGTCGTCTTGAGAGAGCGACCCCCGCGTGAGGCTCCCGATGTTGACGACGGTCTTGCCGCCGGGAGTCTCAACGATGCCTTGGTCCTTGTGCCAATGACCGAAGCAGAACACGTCCCCGTCGAACCCGTCGAGGTCGGCGTACTTGATCACGTCCTCGGACTCAAAGAGCATCCCGCCGTCCTTCGACGCGAGAACGTGGGCGATCACGACGAGGTAGTTCTCGTCGCCCTTCTTGATGCGCCGGAACCGCTCTAAGTCGTAGCTCGTCCCGTGATACGGCACGCCGACGACCCGGACCTTGGTCGCCCCGTCCGTAAAGACGGCTTCGTGCTCATCGTAGCACCGCCGGAACGCCCCCGACTCGTACATCACGCCGAGCGGTTGTTGCGGAAGGAACGTGTAGTCGCCGTACACGCAATCGTGATTGCCGACGTTCGCGTAGACGGGGCACGGGTAGGCGCGATGGACCTCGATGGCCTGACGAACGAGCGCGTGCGAGTTACGGGAGGGGCTCTTCAGGTCGAAGAAGTCCCCGCCGTCGAGTACCGCCGTCGCCTTGAGGTCGCGGGCTAGATCCCCCACGTTGGCGAGCTTCCGAAGCACCGTCTCGGTCCAGTTGTCCGTGCGGGACCGGGGGGTGTGATCCGACAAGTGAACGTCGGTGCGCCAGAGGAGGGTGATAGCCACGGAGAGGTTACGCCCTCTTTAGCTCGGGGTGGTTCGTCTCTAGCCAAGAGATCGCCTCACGCCCCGCCTTCGACATCACGATCCCGTTCTTGATCGAGACGTAGTGCGACTTGAGCATCTTCTCGGCGAGGCTCGCATCCTCGGCGCGGAGGTGGTAGCTCGACACGAGCGCGTCCACGACCCACTCGATCTTGTTGTCGTCAGTGTGGCCGGTGAGCCACCGCTCGACGGCGAGCCCCGCCGCGTAAGCGTCTGCCTCGTACTTGACGCGGGCCTCAGCCTCCGCGAGGTAGAGCCACGCGAACTTCAGCCCGGACTCCTGAAACTGTAGGACGTGTTGGCACTCGTGGGTCAGGATCTCAATGAACAGCAACGGGTCATCCCGGTGCGGCTTCGGCATATAGATGCGGGAGCCGACCGTCGTGGTGAAGCGGGACTTGAAATCGTCCCCCTTGGCGACGCCCGTCGCCCCAAAGAACCGGGCGAGGTCGAACCCTGTCGCGATGGCGTCCATCTCGGGGGCGCTCTCCTTCGCGACGACCGCGCAGTCGAACCGCTCCTCCATGTACGCGCCGAACACCTTGGCGACTGCCTTGAGGTCGGTCATCGGTCACTCCCCCGTGCAAGCGGCTTGAGGGACACACGCATGGACCCCGTCAGAGGTCATACAGCACACACCCCCCACCTCAGTGCATGAAACGTCCCCGACCGGGGTCCACCGCCCCGTGCCCGAACAAACGTAAGGACGGTCGTTCATGCACGTCGTCGTGTTGGGACGGCAACCGTCTTGCGGGGGCAAACAGCTCCCCGCCGCGAACAGAAACACGCTAACCGTGAGTAGCTTCATCATGGGTCTCCATCCCGCACGTCGGGCACACGCCCGCCTCAGATAGAAGCGTCGATAGGCTCTCGCGGGACTCTCTTACTTCGACTGCGGACTTTTCGGACTCTTGCCGGAGGCTCGACAAAGACTGAACCCTCAATCGCAGTACGTCCCGTAACGCCGCCGCCGCAGTCAGGAGAGCTACCGACCCGCCTACGTCTAGCGAGGGGAGGTCTATCCCCTTCGCGGCGTCGAGAGCTGAACGGGAGTCGAGTACGGCTTGGTTGGCAGATACCAGCCTAGCGAGAGCCGACCGGACCCACTCTAGCGCGGCGGAACCCTTCGACGCTTTCGATAGCGACGAGTCCTCCAGGTCTAGGAGCGTCCTCAGCGGCGCGAGGCGGTCTGCCTCTTTCTGCGCGAGGGAGAGACGATCCCGAAGCGCCCGAGCCTCGGATAGCTTCAATCGAAGGGAGACAATCTCGACTTGAAGAGACTGGGTTTCTCGGACCTGAGCGAGAGCGCCCTCTAGCCCGTCGAACTTCTTGACGGAGGACTCGTGCTTGGAGGCATCTTCCTGACGGAGCTTGAGATCGCTCGCCGCCGTGCGCCGGTCAGACTGAGCGTTGCGGAGCGCCTCGTTCAAGACGCCCACACGGGTCACGTCCGAGACGGCCTCGGCGAGCACCGACCCCGGTTCGTCGATCAAGAACACCTGACCGACGAACTGATGGGCGAACTGCGGCCAAAGCTCGCGACCCGCCGCCTCAACGGGCTGCACCCCCAGAGAGGTCATCTCCGGGGGTGCGCCTTGGCCGACCTTGTTGAGCGTCTGACCGTCGAGGACGTAGCGATTTACCTTCTCGCCCTTCTCCCACACGAGCGAGCGCCCGTCCGCGAAGTCGAGCGAGACCTCGCACGACGCCTTGCCGTGGCGGACGTACTTGGTCCCGCGAGCGTTCGTGAACGCCCCGTAGACGGCCCGGATCATCGCCGTCTTGCCGGAGTTGTTAGGTCCGGTGACGACGGTGAGCCCGTCCACGTCTAGCGAAGCGTCCTCGATGCTCTGGAAGTTCTTTACCCGAAGACGGAAGGGCACGGCAGACTTTACGCCCGCCTCACGAGAAGTCGGGTTCGTCCTCGGCGCTCGCTGCCTTCTGGGCGTCGGTCTTCGGAACGAAATCCGAGAACAGATCGTCCTCTACCGGCTCCGCGTCGTCGCCCAGATCCGTCGGGGCGGCGGTAGCGCCGAGCTTCGGAGCGACCTGAGCGAAGAGGGCGGGGAGGTTCCCCTTGTCCTCGCCGATCTGCTTGATGAGGGAGTCCATCCCTTGGGCGCGGATCGGACCCTTGGGCGCGGTCGGCCAATCGTACCAGGCCCCGCCCTTGTTGACGATCTTGTAGGCGATGGCGAGGTCCACGACGCTGCGGGTGTTGTCGATGCCGGTGCCCGACTTCAGGTAGAACTTCTGCTCGTGGTGAACGGAGTCGCTGACCTTGCACTTGTCGAGCTTGGCGAGAACGAGGGTGCCCGTCACCATGTCCTCAGGCTTTCCGGTGATGGCATTGAACTGCTTGGTCTTCTCCTTCATAAAGACCCGCAGCATCATCCGGACCGCTGAGTAGAATTTCCACGCCTCGCCGCCCTGCGCCTCGCTATCGGGACCGTGGCCGGTGGTGGCGATCTTCTTGCGGAGCTGGGAAATACCGATGACCGCCGTGTTGGTCTTGGAGATCAGCGACTTGAACTTCGGGAGGAACTGCGACCACTTCTGAGCGACGAGGCCGATACGGCTCTGAGCGCCCTCTTCCTTGATGTCGCGGTGGTAGAGATCCTCGGGGACCGCCGCGCCGACCGAGTCGATGACGATAAGGTCCACGCCCTCGCTCGCCATCTGGACCATGATCTTCAGCCCCTCCTCCAGCGTCTCAGGCTGCATGAGAAGGAAGCGGGACTCGTCGCTGACGGGAACCCCGAGCGCGGCAGCGTAGCGGGGTTCGACCTCGTTCTCCCAGTCGATGTAGACGCAAGTGCCCCCGGCGTTACACACGGAAGCAGCGGTCGAGAGAGCGAGCGTCGTCTTGCCTGCGCCTGCGTTGCCGTAGAGGTTGAGGATACGCCCACGGGGAATACCGGGGCACGGAGCGACGCCGTACTGATTGGGACGACCTCCGATGAGGAAGTCCACGATGATCGACCCCGTGGGGATATGGGGCATCGACTGCCGGAGTGCGTTGTCCGTCAGAGGAACTACGTGATCTTCCTTGATGACGCCCTTGAGAGCCGCGCGAGCCCTCTGGAGGGGGCTGAGGTTCTTTGCCGGGACGGGAGTTGCTACCATCGTTTCCTTCTTCTTCGCTGCCATTGTGTAGTCGCCTCGTTGGGTGTGGGTCAGGAGCTTGTCTTCAAGACAGACTCGGAGCGGATTTCGTCCCACGCAGCGCGAGCGTTGCGGAGCGCGTCCTCGGCGGTCTTACTCTTACCGCCGACGCCGTTGATGAAGCAAAAGACGCCCTCGGGTTCGCCGTCATCGTTCCGGTAGAACTTCACGCAGTCGTTCGTGTCGGGCGTGCTGGCGTACTTGAGGACCGTCTCGGTAAGCGAGCTTAGGGGCGGATCGCTGGTCGGAACCGGGGTGCCGGTAGCTTCTGCCAATCCCAACTCATCGCGTCGAGCGAACAGCCAATCACGGAAGATGAGCCAATCGCGAGTATCGAAATCCGCGCCGATCTTCCCGAATCGACCGTGGTACTCGTCGATTTCTCGACCTAGCTGGTCGCAATCCTGCGCGCTGAGAACATCGCGGTGCCGCTTCATCAAGTCTTGGATGAGCCCCGGCATATATGTCTGTCGCCCGAGCGAGTACCGCATCGAACAGAACAAAAGCGTCCGTAGGTCGCGCCCCTCGACGGGTTGCTCCCGGTCAATCGGAGGAATCGGGCGCTTGGGACCAGCGGAAGTAGCGGTCTTCTTCGCGGAAGAGGAGGCCCTTTTTGATTGTCTTTCCGGCATTCTTTCCTCGGATGAACGTGTGTACGTCTAGGAACTGCTTACGCTCGACGGGGCTGAGTTCTGACTCGGGTATTACCCCCTCCGCGAAAAGCCAAAACCGACCGGCCAACCTCCCAATCAAGTAGGCGTCCGCTTCGTTGTGGTTCCAACGACCCCCGCCCCCGGTGTCTGCCTTCGCGGCATCGACCATGTCGCCCTTGAGCATCTTCCATCCGGCGGGGCGTTGGATGGATTCTCGGGCGTGGGCTTTCCCTTGGCCGGGAGAGAAGAACACCACGTCTCGGCGCTCCAGCTTGAGGGCCTCGTTGGAGTACAAGAACAACCCGTACATCCCTTCCGAGAATAGGTCATTGAAGATGGGAGACTCGATACCGACCCGATCTGGCTTGGTGCGCTGAATCAGAGCGCGGAGAGATTCCCGCAAGAAGATGTACCGATCCACGAAGGTCACGTCGGCTTTCGTAGCGAACCGTCCACGGTCTACGCAACGGGCAGAGCCAGTGGCGTCGGTGTCATGTACCGCCCAACCGAAGTTGGTGAGGCTAGGATCGAGGCCAAGTACAATCACGGCGCTCCTAGTAGAACGCCGGTCGGCCCGCGAGGAGCCGACCGGCGTCGGGATTGGTTGGTGCGTGGAAAAGCCCGGCGTGAACCGGGGATTCCTTTTCTCCTTGCGCCTCGCACCCTGCGCGACGGTGACCCGGAAGGACGTTGCGGGTCGGAGACGTAGTGGCGACGCTCGCTAGCAGGAGGGTACCGCGAGCTTCACCGGGGTCGCAGGGCGATGCGAAATCCCCGATCCGGCGTCGCCGCCGCCGGTTGGTCTAGGTCATCCGAGGATGTCGTCGAGCATATTGTCGAAGTCGGCGCTGTTCGACGGGGTGACACCGCCGCCCGCGACCGGACCGCCCCCGCCCGCACGACCGAGACGCTCGCGGATCTGGTCGATGGTGAGATCCTGAGCCAACTCGGTGTTGATGGAGCTGAGGTGGTTCTTGACCGCCTCGATGATCGGACCCGCCTTGTCCTTCTCCGCGAGCTTGCGGAAGAGAGACTCGCGGCACGGCGAGAGGGTCATCTTCTGGTACTGCGTGTCGGTGCAGGCGATGGTGAGGTCGTGCTGACCGAGCGGGAACTCGCGGTGGTTCTGCTCGATGTTCCGGTACTTGTCCGTGGAGAAGATCCACGGCATCACCGAGAACTCGCCGTTCTGGAACCGCGCCTTGTCGAGGTTGCCCGCCGTGTCCGTCGGCCACTTGCAGATCAGCGTGGCGACCTGCATCTTCGACGGGGTGCCTCCGGCGATCTTGACGTACTCGGGACCCTTGTCGATGAAGTAGCCGACGCCCTGGAGGTAGAGGCGCTTGCACCCGATGAACTTCGGGGTGGGGGCCTCCAGATTGGGCTTGCCGTCCTCGGCTCCGGGCCACCACACGAAGGAGACACGATACTTCTCGCCCTCCTTGGCCTTGAACCGCTTGGTCTTGCCGGAGAGGTTGTCGTCACCGGAACCGAAACCGAACTCTGAGTATCCGCTCATGTTGCTTCTCTCTTCTCGTTGGGGGTGTGTAGGGCGACGGGTCAGTTAGTTGAAGGACGCCCCACGGAATCTATTACGCTCTGAGGAGCCTGATTCGGGTCAGAAAAGATCGATCAGGCTGTCGATTTGATCCGCCGTCTCGGACGGCGTGGGTAGCTCCCGCTTCTCCGGGAGCGATCCGACTACTTCGTCTACTACGGCGTCAGCGGCGGCGTCCGTTACGGACTCGTCGCCTTGGAGGTCGGGAACGTCCGCCGGAGGGGTCGAGGGGTGCTTGTCGATGTTGGAGAGAACCGAGTCGAGGAGCGCGTCTACCCCGTCGGCGGCGCGGTCTGGGATTGCCGCCGTAGAGCCGGGAGCCCGGATGCCCCAGCGACCGCCGAGCGAGATTTCCTCCTGGCAGATTTTGAGCTGGTCCCGGAGGCGAGACGAGATGTCCTTGAGGTCTGCCCGCTTGGTACGGACGACGACCAGCACAGCCTCTAGGTCTTCGACGGCGAAGCCGAGCTTGTCGATCTCTTCTTTGGAGGACCGGAGCTTCGTCGCGGCGATGGCCTCGCGGTCAGCGACGTTGCGCCCCGCCCGGACTTCAGGGTCGTTCGTGAGGAGCCCCTGCACCTCTAGCTTGAAGTCGGCCTGAGCGCGACGGTGCTCCCGCTTGTACCAATGGAGGTCCTGCGAGACATCGAGGAAGATCCGCTCGCACCGGGATAGCATCCCCCGACACTCGGCGATCTTCTGGTTGAGACGCTTCGGGCCGAGCGCGAGCGGGTCGGCATCGAGTTCGACCTGCATCCCGGACAGGTCCACGTAGAGCGCGTCGAACCGAGCCGGAGAAGTATCGGGAGCGTTGCTCATTCCTTGGCCGGGGCAGGAGGCTGACTTCCGTTCCCGTTCGCGTGATCGAGCACGGAGACGAGAACCTGGGCGTAGTTCTGTTTGATGCCGCGAATCGCCGCCTCGCACGACGACGGAGAGATATTACCCCCGGCCATCGCGTTACGGTGGGCCGCGATGTCGGCTTCGCGGGCGAGGAGACACGAGGCGACGAGCGCCTCCTGGAGAGTCATGGCGGTCATCGTCGTCGAGGTGTCCGACTCGTCGCCCGTCGCGAGGAGATCCTGACCCCCGTCCTCTTGGACGGTGTTCCACGCGGCGGAGAAGCCGACGTAAGTATCGCCGAACTTGCCCTTCACGCTACGGGTGGCGACTACCTTGGTGACGCGGAGGTTCGCCTTGACTCGCTTGACTAGATCGCGGATTTCGTCGTTGCTCATGTTGTCCAGCCTCTTTGGTGGGCGGTGGTAACTTCCTTACGCCTTTCGCTAGGAAATCGAGGCTAGAAGTCTCTGCTTGAGAAGGGTGTTACGGGCGCTTTCCCGCTCATTGGCGACGGCCCGGACGACCGCCGAGCGGGTACCCACGAGGACGACTTTCTTACGGGCGCGGGTAATCGCCGTGTAGAAGAGGTTGCGCTGTAGCTGGTGCGAGAACGAGTTGACGACCGGCATCACAATGCAGTCGTACTCTAGGCCCTGGCACTTATGGACCGTGACTGCGTAGGCGAGCCGTAGAACGGTCGGCACCTTGGCGAACGGCACCTTGACGTGGAGCACCGGGGGGCCGTGGATCTTGATCTCGACCTCTTTGTTCTTGCGGTCGATAGAAACGAGCTTCCCTACGTCGCCGTTGAACACCCCGAGCTTGTAATCGTTCTTGACGACCATGATGCGGTCGTCCTCGCGGAGAACGTCCGAGCCGAGCTTCATCTCCCGCAACGTGGGCTGCTTGGGATTGAGTAGTTCCCGGAGCCGGGAGTTGAGCGTAGTAACCCCCACGGCCCCGGCGTGACGAGGCGAGAGCACCTGAAAGTTCCGGCGCTGCTCATATAGCTTTGAAGCGATATTGCACACGAGGTCGGCGACCTTGTCCTCGTCGCTGACCTCTAGCAAAGCGAAGTCGCTCCCGACCGGAGCCTCCGGCACCTCGCCCCGGTACACGTCATGGGCGGCGTGGATGATCGGGCTGGTGTCGGCCTGACGGAAAATCTCCGTGAGCGCGACCGTTGGGAAGATGCCCGAGGCAATCAAGTCACGCAGCACGTTGCCGGGACCGACCGACGGTAGCTGAGCAGCGTCCCCGACGAACACGAGCCTCGCGTCCTTCCGGGTACACACGAGAATCCGGTAGAGGAGGTGCTGGTCGATCATCGAGGACTCGTCCACGACGACCACTTGGGCGGGGTGGGGGTTGCCGGGGCCGAATCCCCAATCCTCTCCCTGACCGTCCGAGGTAGCGGCGTTACCGTCCCCGTCGCCGACGACGCCCGCGTAGGTAGACTCCCGAGACTCGTCCGAACCGCCGGATGCCTTGAACGCTCGATGGATCGTTGAGGCGGGTGCGCCCGTGACGCTGGCGATGCGCTTGGCGGCGATGCCCGTCGGCGCGAGTAGAAGGAACGGGATGCCCGCCTCTTGAAGGAGCAAGACCGCCATCCGAAGGCTAGTTGTCTTGCCGGTGCCGGGGAGCCCGGAGATGACCGACACGGGTTCCGTGAGGGCGTGGACGACGCCTTGTACTTGGAGACCGGAGAGCGAAACTCCCCCGACTGAGCCGAGCCGAGCGAGCGCCGCTTGTACCGCGCCCCGAAGAGTCAAAGCCCCCGTTGCGTCATCGACGGCGAGCGCCTTGACGCACGCGGCCTCTTGGTCCGAGGGAATCACCGCGTTCCGAGCGCGGTCCATTAGCATTTGGGCCGACTCCGACTCCATGCGGTACGACCACGGATCATAGATGGCCGTCGTTCCGGGCTGAGTCGTCCGGTCGAGGACGAGCAATCCCGCGTTGGCAGCGGCCTTGACGGTCTGGGCGATGTCGGCGTCAGCGAAGCCGGGGTCCATGCCCCGTACCGCCCCGAGTAGCTCGCCGCTGATCGCGAACAAGTGCCCGAATCCCTTGCCCGACCGAGCCGCGTAGAGCACCGCCCCGAAAAGCCGCTTCGGGTTCGCCGCCGAACAGTCAAGATGAAGTCGAGTCGCTACCGAGTCGGCCTCGTGGAACGAAAACCCGTCAATTTGGACGAGGCTCCACGGGTCCGTCGAGAGTACCTCTTGCGCCTTGTCTCCGAAGTGCGACCAAACTTGACGGATGCGACCCTGCGGCAATCCGAGGTCGTTCAAGAAGTCGAGCGCGAGGAAATGCGAGCGGGCTGCTTGCCACCGCGAGTGGACATGGAGCGCCGTGAACTTGGTGAGGCCGGGGGCCTCGCGGATTTTCTCCGGATCAAGGAGCGCCTTGTTTAGCTCGTTGCCGAAGTGCGTCTTCAGGCTAGCAGCGACCGAGGGGCCGATGCCGTGAGAAACAAGCACCTTCTCGCAGGTATCCGCGTCCCAATCGCTCTTGATGATGGGGGCGCGGGTGACGCGAATCTGCCGCCCGTATTGAGGGTGGTCGTCCCACACGCCTTCCCACCCGAACCAAGTACCGACGCCGACCTTCAAGCCGGGGATGTCGCCCCGGATAGTGATTTGCCCCGACAAGGCAACGGCTTCGGGATTCTCGGTTACTGATTCAGAGTCGAGCACCATGCGGAGGACGTAGAACGCCTTGGCGGCGTTCTCAAAGACGACGCTGTGGACCCGACCGCTGAAATACGACGGCTTCATCGAACCTTGAGTTGATCGAGCGCGACCCGGAGTTGTTCCAGACCCTCTAGATTTACGCCTTCAGGCGTGATCGGGTTCCACCTAACGGGAACCGCCGCCACGATACAACGATGCCCCGGAAGGTAGGAGAGAGGAAACGGCACCTCGCCCACCTTCCAGGAATCTCCGGATCGGGTTAGGACCCCCGTCTCTCGGAAGGTGAGCATACGGTGAGGATAGAGGTGGTGCCCGAACGGGCAATCCTCTCTCCAGTAGCAGGAACCCAGACCGCGCTGGTCCGCCGGACGGTGAGAGGGGGCGAGGTGGAACGCGAGAACCTGGATCTCTACGCCGTCGAACGGCGAAAGATCCAGGGACCCAGAAGCGTCGTCGCCCTCAAAACGAAGAATCGGCCCGTCCTCATAGAACAGGCCGACCCCTACTAGCACGGGAGGGTATTTCGGGGAGTCCAAGCCCCGACTTTACCTGATCAGATCTCGCAGACCCCGCCCACGCACGCGGCCTCTTGCGAACCGTGACCCTCGTCCATCTGCTCGTAGAGCGATAGGTCGCCGAAATTGATCCGGGGCATCTCACTCTCGGACTTGAGGTACTCCTCTTCCGTGATCTCGATGTACGGGGCGAGACGGTACACGCCGCCGTCATACGGCAGGAAGCTCAGGCCGGTTACCTCATCGAAGTTCTCGTAGAGCCAATCCCCGACCGCCTTCCACTCGTCGTCGCGGACGTAGATCGTGGCGGATTGGTTGTGGCCCTTCTCGTTGCACCACGTCCGCATGATCTTGAGGTAGCGGTTGAGTTGGTCGAGCGCCTTCTCGTCGTTCCGGGTCATCGCCGTCTCCGGCGCTTTCACCGGGAACCGGGCGACCCACACGTCCACCTTGTCGTCATCGAGGTTCTCTTGCCCGTTCTCCTTGAAGACGGGCACCCCGGCGTCCTTGATGAGGCGGAAGAGAGGATCCTTCGACGAGATACGAACGTGCCGGTGGTAGAACTTCGCGTACCGAGGGTGAAAGCCGCTAGCGCAATCCACGAACTGCGACGAGTTGCCTGAAGGCTTGCCACAGGTGATCGCCGCAGCGCGGTTGATGCCGATGGCGTCCGCTGCAATGATCGCGGTGCTACGGGCGATGGCGTTCAAGTACTCCATCGCATCGTCGTCCGTCGATAGCGCGGGGTTGTCGCATTGGCCGGTGATGTCCACGCCGAGGAGCCGGTCCTCGTTGCATAGCTCCGACCACGCCGGACGGAGATACGGGAAGTGCGTGTAGCTGGATTGGACCGCGCCGATCCACGTCGCCGCCCGGACCTTCGTCGCCATCGTCTCAACGGTGTCATGCGCCCTCATGACCGCCGCCGTGAGATTGCAAAACTGCCCGCCGCCGCCCTCGCCGGTCCACGGGTCGAGCGCCCGCTTGAACCGGAGAAGAATCTCGCCGCAGGGATTACTACGGAATTCGCCGCCGCGCTTCGCGACCTTGTCGGCGGAGACGATGTAGAAGCCGCGCTCGCCCGAACCCGACTCCGCGAGCGCCTTCCACTCCACGTCGAACGTGGAGCGGTCCGGGCGCTCCGTCCAGACGGCGGAGTTGTTCGCCATGTAGCGGATCGACGGGAACGAACCCCGCTTCCAATCCTTCGCGTGGCGCATCTCCTCGTCGCCCGGATCGCTGAAAGAGATCAACGAGGCTCGGCGGAACCCGCCGACCATCACGATCTCAGCGATCATGCACATCATGTCGTGCGCCTCGATGGGCTTGAGGCGGCGACCGGCAGCGCCCGAGATCGTCTCTGAGGCGAAGTCGAGAACCCGCTTGAGCGGCTCCGGCCCGGAGGCACGACCGCCCTTGGTCTTGAGGCGAGCGCCCTTCTCGCGGATCTTGGAGTAGTCGAACGCGACCTTGTTGCCACGGTGAAGCTCAGTCACCGCGAAGAACACCGCGTCGGCCCACCCCTCCGTCGAGTCGTCAATCGCGTAGCCGATCTCCTTGCCGGTCGGCTCAGCGACGACCGGGAGATTGTCCACGAACGTGCGCTCAACTGAGAAGCCTACCCCCGTGCCCTGCATGAGGATGTAGAGCGCCTCGCTGAACGCCTTGAGGTTGTCTACGGGGAGGAACGAGCAGTTGTACCCACAGGTATTGTCGCGGGCCATCGCGTCGCCCGCACACCACAACGCGCGCATCGACGGCAACACGTCGAAGTTGAGGATGAGCGTGCGGGCCTTCTCCGACAGATCTGCTGGGACGTTCTTTCCCGTGAAGATGAAATCGACGTAGCGGTCTACCGTCTCGGGCCACGATTCGCGGCGCTTTTCGGACTCCAACCACCGCGCATAGGTGCGCGTGTAAACGAACTCACTCAGCAGATTCGGGAAAGAGAACGCCCTGTCGAGCATAGAGGCCCTCGCTCTAGTAGAAATAGCGACGCAGTTTGAGTCCTAGACCCGTCTAGGAGAAGACCCGTCGCCACGGCCTTCCCGCCTTCGTCCGGATCCGCCTACCTTCGGCTAGTAGGTCAACCTATCGGTCAAACACCGCGACCCGTAGCGGACCCCTTATCAAAGAAGGCTATCCCTAGTATCGACCTAGAAAAGCGCGAACCAGACCGGCCTCTAACAGGTTCCACGGCGAGACGCTACCCCGGAAGGTCGCCTCCTGGGAGACGGAGATTACCTGGAGAAGGTTCGCGCACCCGGATACCTTCCAACGGAGCGCAGCGGGCAAAACTTTCTTCTCCCAGAACCAAGGATTCGCTCCGACACTTCCCGCTGCCGCTGAGGGGGACAATCCCGAAGCGTGTAGGTGCGCGGCTTGGAGCCATCTCATCACAGTCGGAGACAGTACCCGACCGCACAGCTCAATCGTCGGGTCAGACCCCTTCGCCTTCCGAAAGCGATCCATCTCCAAGAGGAGCGTCCGGGAGTTCTGGGCCGCGAGCGCCTCTGCGATAGCTGAACCGTCGGTTTCTACGAGGGCGGCGACCGTGGCCCGGAGGTGATCCGGGAGAACCTTCTCGGCGTCTCCCGCGTAGAGGACGGCTTTCTGGATCTCAAACGCGAGTATCCCGAGGTCCGTACCGACCTTCCGAACGAGCGCCGTCGCCAAAGACGGGTCGAGAACCTTCCCGCGAGACTTCGCCTCCTCGACGCAGAACGCCGAGGCGTGTTCCTCCATCTTGTAGAACGCCGGGAGGCTGAACGTCTTGACGAGCGCCTTGGGCACCGAGTCGAGCGGGGGCGCGAGCTTGTCGGCGTCAGTTACGAGCAACAGCACGACGCTCGGGTCCGGGTCGTCCAACTGAGACCGGAGCAACGACGCGGCGAGCTTCTCGGCCCGCGACACCACGAGGAGTGTGTTCGCCCCGAACAGGCTCGTAGACGCGAGGCTCTCCTCTACGTCGCCGGAGACCCCCGCGTCCACGGGAAGGACGTTCCACCCTTCGCGAGCGCGAGTAGAGGTGACCTTGCGGACGAGACGCCGCCGTTGGAACTCATCGGTCCCGGCGACCACGAGGACGGGCGGGTTCTTCACGCGACCCTCACGAGGAACGGGGCGAGAACCCGCGCCGGGGTGAGGGGGGCGTCCTTGAGGGCGCGGAGCCGCCGGAGTCCCGCCCACAAGTCGAGTAGGTCGTCTTGCACCGAGGGGTCACTGAGGCGGGACGCGAGCACCCCCACGACGGCCTCAACGAGAAGATCCGTCTCACCCTTCGCTTCGCGGAACTCCTCAATCAACACAGTCCAGTTGCCCTGAATGTAGGCGGAGACGAGCTTGGTCGCCCTGTCCGTGTAGAAGTCGAGCCGGGGGTCCCCACCGGGGGCAAACTTCAAGACGCACCTCGACCGGATCGTCGGAAGCACCTCCCCGAGATCCCTCGCCCACAAGTAGAGCCGGGGTCCGTGGACGAACGGCTCCTCGACCGTCTTGAGGAGGACATCCCCGGTCGCGAGGGCCACCTCGTCTACGGGGCCGACGACCACCGAGAAGGGCTTGTCACCGACCG